GTGCCTGTATATGTATCTAAAACAACTGGTGGTCCACCTGCTTCTAAACCTGATGCAGGAGCTGATATTGTAGCTGGATTAAAATACATAGTTTCAGGATTAAAGCCAGCCATAAAGTTTGGATTTACATCATAAGCCTGTCTTGCTGGTGCAAATATTTGTGGCAAATTACCACCTGTATAAGAATCGTCTTCACCATTAAATCCTCTTATAGCACCACCTCCTGAGTAAAGTGTAGGTTCAGGAGTATTACGATACATAGCTTCTCTTCGTCTTCTGTATGCTTCTTCACTTTCTCCTATTTGTCTTTCAAAAGCTTCTTGTGATTCCATAATTCCACGCATACCTGCTGCTGTGCCAGCAACCATACCCATAGGTGATCCAGCAGCACCAGCTAATGACATTGCTCCTTGGTCAAAGTCAAATCCTTGTGGGCTTGTAAACATAGTTTTTAAATTTCCAAAATTTCCCATACCAGTTGTTGCTTCAGCTACTGCTTGCTCACCTGCTTGATTTAGAACAGTTCCAGGCAATTGTCCAGAACCACCTACTGCTTGTACTAAATTAGGATCAGATAAGGCTTGTTGTGTTGCTGTTTGTGCAATAGTAGGATCAGCAGCTAAAGCAGCTTTATTCATAGCAGCAGAACCAAAACCTGATGTTAATCCTGATAGTAATGCTTTACTACCTGAACCACCTGTTTGTGCATAAGTAGCTAATCCAGCACCAATTCCTGATGCAAGAGCACTATTAGCAGCTAGTGTAGCTCCTAAAGCACCTGTGCCTGCTAATGTACTAAAAAGTGTACTGCCTAATAAAGGAGCAAGAAAAGGTAAAAATGCTTCTGGTTGTCCAGTCTGCGGATTAACTGTTAAAGGTAAAGCTGACGCTAATCCTTTTACCTCTGCTGGATTAACGTGCAAAAGCATAGAGTCGCCATAACGACCTTGATTTGCTACATTCTGGGTTTGTTGTTTAATATCCATTTATCTTTCCTCTAAGGTTTCACATCCGAACACATTAAAACTCATATCAACCGCACTTGTATAAACCTTTAATACATCTGTTTGATTAAGGGTTATACCTATAACTATAGCTAATGAGTCGTTAGCTGCAACTGATTTATCGTAATATAAATACTGTTTATCATCCGCAGTTGCACCACCAACATGAACACTCAATCTAAATGTTATAGCTGATCCTGTGCGATTAGCTGCCACAATAGAACTAATTGTAGTCTGTGTCATATCTGGCACAGTATATAAAGTTGTTGTTGTAGTAGCTGCTGGGTCTACTTGACCTAATACTTTTAATATATCAGCCATGTTTTATTCCCATTAATAAAAATTGTTTGCGTATAGCAGATTTACTAGTAACTGAATCTTGTAATCTTTGTATGTTAGTAATTTTGGTATTTATACTTTCTATTGCTTGTTCTATTGTTCTTCTTGTTACTGCTTCATTGTTAGAATCATATTCTATATCTGCTGCTGGTAATGCTAGCGTTTTGATTTCAGCCATTATCTTTTCCCATCTGGTCTAATCTCTAATCGTAAATCACCTAATCTCCAACCATAATTATTTGATGAATTAGATATTCTAAGTGCAGCTTGTCTAGTTCTGGCTCTTGTATTTTCAAATGTAGAAGCTGGTGTTACGTTAATAGTTTGTAAAGTAGATAAATCTTGCAAAGGATAGTCTCTGCCTTTAATAGTAAAAGTAACACTATCACTTGTTGATTGTTGATCTCTAAACTCTACATCAGGTATTAACTTAGATATGAATGTAAACCTTTCACCATCTGGAGCTAAATCAAAATCACTAGACTCTATATATGCTGTAAATGCTTCACCATCATTACTGTGTCCTTTTTCTTGATTGTAAAGATAATTAGTATTACTACCTGTTGTTTTAGCAGCAGCTAGTGGAAAATCAAGTGAAGGTGCTTCTATCCATGCTGTTCTTGTAAATCCATCAGATGTTGTTCCTATAGACCATGTATTTTCTAAATAGTTATATATAACATATTTGTCTATTTCCATGCTATTAGCTGAAGGATAAAACCAAATAACCTCATTGTTGTTTTCATTTGATGTGCCAAATACTTTAAATTGTTGACCTAAATTTATATCTGAATAAATGTGATCTAGTACAGTACAAGCCAGTCTTTGTGCATTTCCTGAATATGAATAAAATCCACCCCTGTCCATAAAATAAACTCTATTGTTAGCATTTACAGCAGCATTAGGAGATATAAGTGAAGGACCTTGTGCAACCTCTGCAAAAGAGAATATAAATGGCTCTCCTACAAAACGCATAGAAACTATACCTACATCAGTCCATATAAGTATTTCTTGTCTAGTTCTTAAAGCTCCTATTATTGTAGAACCTTGTGATAATTGAACACCACCAGCTTGATTAGTTGATGTAGGTGTCCAATCAATAGAACTTTCTTTATCTGACCATCTAACTAATAAAGGGTCTGAAGTTGATCCACCAATAGTATTAGCTCCAAAACAAATTATATGTTTATCTACATCTGACATCATTATTTGTAAAGCAATAATAGGTGGATTGCTTGCACCAGCTAAATCTTCAAAAGCTACTGCTCTTTGTGTAGCACCTGCACTTTCATCCCAATAAAATATACCACCACCTCTAATACAAGATATTAGATCATCTCCAAAATTATCTTGTGACCACAATCTTAATTGACTAGAAGCTGATATAGGACTAACTGATCCCCACGTTCCTGAACTCCAAGTTCCTGAACCCCAACCAGTTCCTTTTACAAAAACATCTAATCCTATATTGATTTCATAAGAGCCATCTACTCCTGAACCACCATTACCTGAATCGCTTGCATTAGCAGTTACTGTGTCTCCTGAAGTATCTTTAGCAATAATGTTGTATGTATTAGCAGTTAATACAATATTGACTGTATATTCTTGATTTAAAACATCAGCAGTTATATTACCGCCTAATGAAACTGCTTGTGCAAATGTAACAGTATCACCTTGTACAGCACCATGACTTGAATCAGTTACTACTACTGTTGAAGAACCATTAGTTGCTGCAAATGTAATAGAGTTTGTACTAGTTTTTCTTATAGGAGTTATATTGTTAAAATTATCACCTTGTTTTAAATAATATTTTAAATGTGTTCCTACACCTACATAATCTGTTTGTCCTTGGTCTCTATAAGAATGTAAGCTTCTGCAAGTGCCTTCAAAAGAACTTAAAGTATTTTTATCCCATCCTGCTATTTTTTCAGGTCTTCCTTTACGAAATCTTATTTTATCAGAGTCAAACCAACCACCTTCATTAGAGTAGTTAGTTCCTTCTTTATTTATACCTGGTTTAAAAACATACTTAGCTAAAGGCATTTTAGACCTCAATCCATTCCTTGCCTTCAAAAAGCAATGCTTCTGCTTCTCTTCGTCTAATTAATCCTTGCAATGTTTTTCCTCCAGCTTTGTTCCATCTTTTAATTTGTGATGGTGTTGTATGATAATCACCTGCGTTAAGTAATTTTAATAATGTTGATTCACCAAGATTAGTTGGTCCTAAGTTATAAACCCAACAAACTAAAGCATCAAACTGACATTGTTTTAAAGATACTGTAACCATGTCGTTTATGTAGCCTTCGTATTCAGGCATTTCTTCTTGTAATAAATGTTCGGCTTCGTCTTGGTTTATTTTGTCACCTTCTCTAACTTCTTTAGTATGTCCGTATCCTATAGTCCAAACACCTACAGAATCTTGATAAGCTTCTAATTCGCAACCTTCAAACTTTTTAATTAAAGCTATCCCTTCTTGTGATATGTTCATATTACTCCCCTGTTTCAGGTTTATTTGTAGTAACTTTTCTATAATAGACCACAACCTGTTTAAGTTCATTTATATATCTCTTTAATTCCTGCATATTGTAAGACATGAGTTCATAATCAGGTACAGACATAGCAAAGAAAACTATTTGCCCATGTTCTTTTTCAACTCTAGCTAAAAACTCATCTATGTTTTTATCTGAAACTACATACCAATATGGCTCTTTTAAATCTATTTCTCTAGGCATAACAGGCTGTGCTATTTGCCTTTCTAAAGCTTTAGTAGTTATTTGTACCTTTTGTTTACTTGGAAACAGACTGCAACTGGAGACCATCATCAAGATCATCAATGCTGCGACTGTCTTCTTCAATACTATCAAATACATTTTTAGTTCCTTTATTAACTCTAGGTTCTAGTAAAGATGGTTTAGCTGCTGCTAGCTTAGTTAAATCGTGTCTTTTAAATACATCTAAGTACCTAGACATTTCAGCTTCTATAGCTTGATTTTTGCTTTGTATCTCTAATAACCCTTCTGTTTGCAATTTGAAATCATTTTGCAAAGACTCTATAGCAGCTTGTTGTTCTTGATCTCGCAATTCAAAAGCTTGATTTAATGCAGATAATCTTGCATTTTCATTCCAAAGAAAATAACCAATTATTGTCATAACTGCAATAATACCTATTAAAACTTTACTCATACTTTATGCCCATGTATAAACCTGTAGTGGTTTAGCTTTACCTTTAACTTCTATAGGTTCTAATAATTGTAGCTCAAAATCGCTATATTTGGCAGTTTCTTCGCCTATCAATACTCCTACTCCAGCAACCTTTGTACTTGACTCTAGTCTAGCTGCTACATTACAAGGGTCTCCTATAAGACTAAATGCAAATCTATCTGTTGCTCCAAAGTTACCAGCTATACAAACTCCTGAATTTACACCTATACCAATAGCAACTTCAGGTATATTTTCTTCTGCAAATTTAATATTTAACTGGTCAATATTCTTTTCTATTTCTTTTGCTGCTTGCAAAGCAAGATTATGATGATTATCTTGTGGAATAATTGTATTCCAATGGAACATACCAGCATCTCCAATAAACTTATCGGTACAACCAAAATATTTATTAGCTGCTTGTACTTGTACATCTAATACAGAATTCATTATGTACGTTACCAT